TTTTGGTTCCACAAATCACCAATGAACGCATTTCCATTATGGGCTATAAAAGATAATAATATTACTATAAGAGTTACTCTTAAACAATTTAAAGGACCATCTACACGTGCTATAAGAGATATTGAATGTTTATATAAATATGGTTTTTTAACACCTGAAGAAAAGGAACGCTTTACAAGCTTACCATTAGAATATATTATTAAACAGGTTAATAGAGTAGATAGAGTGCGTGTTACTGCGAATAGCACTTATAAGGTGACTATACCACAAACACATTATATGGAATATTTAATGTGGAATATATCATTAATGGAGGGATATCAAAATACCAACAATAATATAGCTTTTAGAAAACTGATAGATGGACTTAAGAGAGCATCTATAAACATTAATGGAAATATGTTAGTTGACACAACTAGCGATTATTATAAATTAGTTCAAAGATATGAACATTTTAAGTGTGATAGTGCTTTTAAGATTTATGAATATAATGATATAAGTTCAGCACAATCATTAATATTACATCCAAATGAATATAATACATATCCATTCTATTACTTAAATAGTTTAGGTAGTAAGTTTGTTCCAATATTACCATTATATACTTATTCATTTGGTTTAGAACCTGTACAGAATAAAGATACTGGCTTCTTAAGTACTGAACAATTTACACATAGTCAATTGACATTGGAGTTTAATAATTTAAGTGATATAACTAATAATAATCTACAATTTGCTGAATGTAATGTATATTTAGTTCGTCATAATATTATAAGAATAAAAGATGGCATATTGAATGTATTATTTGCTTAAGAATGAAAAATTATATTTTCTCGTAAAAATATTTTCTATTGTTATTATATAATATTTAATTCAAAATGGCTGGTGGTTTAATGCAATTAGTTGCTTATGGTGCTCAAGATATTTATTTAACTGGTAATCCACAAATTACCTTCTTCAAGGTCGTCTATCGTCGTCACACTAACTTCGCAGTTGAAGCTATTGAACAAACTTTCAATGGTGCTGCTGATATTGGTCGTCGTTTCACTTGTACAATTGCTCGTAATGGTGATTTATTACATCGTTTATACTTACAAGTTGATCTTTCAGCTGTTACTAACGTTGGTAGTAACGGTTTCTTAGGTTTCCAATTATTAGACTATGTTGAAGTTGAAATTGGAGGTCAAGTCATTGATAAACAATATGGTGAATGGATGGCTGTTTGGTGTGACTTAACTCATACTTTAGACCAAGCTATTATGTTAAGTCAATTATTAGATGGTGCTAATACTGCTAATACTTCATTAGATAGATTACATGTTCCATTACAATTCTGGTTCTGTCGTAACCCAGGTTTAGCATTACCATTAATCGCTCTTCAATATCACGAAGTTAAGATTAATGTTCAATTTGTATCAACTGCTCCTAATTGTGTTGGCCCTGTTGGTTCAACATACTTACAAAATACTACCGTTTGGGCTGATTATATTTTCTTAGATACTGATGAACGTCGTCGTTTCGCTCAGGTATCACACGAATATTTAATTGAACAAGTCCAATATTCAAATGCTTTAACTATTGCTGCTGCTGCTACTACTACTCAACATGAATTACGTTTCAACCATCCTGTTAAAGAATTAGTTTGGTTAGTTGATCCATCATCATCAGTTACTACTTTTGATGGTTATTTAATTAGTTCAACTGCTTTATTACAATTAAACGGTCAAGATCGTTTCAAACGTCGTTCAGGTGATTATTTCACTAAAGTTCAACGTTACGAACATCACACAGGTGCGGGACGTTCATATGTCTTAAACGCATTAACAGGTGCTGCTGGTAATCCAAACTTTAACACAGTTTTACCAAATACTCACGTCTATTCATTTGCTCTTAAACCAGAAGAACATCAACCATCCGGAACTTGTAACTTCTCACGTATTGATAACGCAGTATTAAACTTAGAATTCTTAGCTGCTAGTTCATCATCCGCTATTCCATCATCAACTATTCCATCAGGTGGTGCTGTCTTAAAAGTCTATGCTGTCAACTACAACGTCTTACGTATTATGTCAGGTATGGGTGGTTTAGCATACTCTAATTAAGAAGTTTACTTATATGTCATTCTCATTACATAAATATTATGAGAATTACAAAAAAAAATCTATAGTAATAGTATAAATATAAAGAAATATGGCTGGTGGTTTAATGCAATTAGTTGCTTATGGTGCTCAAGATATTTATTTAACTGGTAATCCACAAATTACCTTCTTCAAAGTCGTTTATCGTCGTCATACTAACTTCGCAATTGAAGCTATTGAACAAACATTTAACGGTTCTGCTGATTTAGGTCGCCGTGTTACTTCTACTATTGCTCGTAATGGTGATTTATTACATCGTATTTATTTACAAGTTGATGTTGATTTATCAAATACAAACCCAGCTTTAGCGGCAGGTGTTTTCTCATATTATGGTTTTCAATTATTAGACTATGTTGAAGTTGAAATTGGAGGACAAGTTATTGATAAACAATACGGTGAATGGATGGCATTATGGTGTGATTTAACTTTACCATTTGACCAATCACGTATGTTAGAATATATGGTAGACCCTACTGAATTTGGTATATCAAATGCTGATCCAAATCGTTTACATATTCCATTACAATTTTGGTTCTGTCGTAATCCAGGTTTAGCATTACCATTAATCGCTTTACAATATCACGAAGTTAAGATTAATGTTCAATTTGAACCAGCTTCTATATTCTCAACAAATGCTATTCCATATACTACAACCGGACAATATTTACAAAATGTAACAATATGGGCTGATTATATCTTTTTAGATACTGATGAACGCCGTCGTTTTGCGCAAGTGTCACACGAATATTTAATTGAACAAGTTCAATTCTCAAATGCTTTAACAATTAACACTAATTCAACAACAGTTCAACACGAATTACGTTTCAATCATCCAGTTAAAGAATTAGTCTGGTTAATTGATCCATCAAATAATACAGCAAACTTTACAACATATCAACCTTGTTCAGATGCTTTATTACAATTAAACGGTCAAGACCGATTTAAGCGTCGTTCCGGTGATTATTTCACTAAAGTTCAACGTTTTGAACATCATAGTGGTTGTGGTCGTTCACTAAATTCAACAGATAGATCATCAACTGAAGATGAAAGTAATGTATTCGCTCAAACACATATTTATTCATTTGCTCTTAAACCAGAAGAACATCAACCATCAGGTACTTGTAATTTCAGTCGTATTGATAATGCTGTATTAAACTTATCATTTGCTACTTCACGGGCGGCTGGTTATCCAACCGTTGCTCAAATTGCGGCTGGAACTGTATTGAAAGTCTATGCTGTCAATTACAATGTTCTTCGTGTTATGTCAGGTATGGGTGGTTTAGCATACTCTAATTAAGAAATATGTTATTTATATTTTATATAAGATGTAAATAACAACTATAAAATAAAATATATTTAAAATATAAGTTATACTATATCGTAAAAAATGACAGGAAGTTTAATGCAACTAGTCGCTTATGGCGCTCAAGATACATATTTAACAGGCAATCCACAGATAACATTCTTTAAAGTTGTATATAAGAGACATACAAACTTTGCGATGGAATCTATTTCTCAAACAATGAATGGAACAATAGGTTTAGGAAATACATTCAGTTGTATATTAGGACGAAATGGTGATTTAGTTCATCGTGTATATTTAGAAATGACATTTAATCAAGATATAAGTAATGCGTGGCGTGTAGGACATCAAGTTATAGATAATATTGAAATTGAAATTGGAGGACAAGTAGTAGATAGACATTATGGTGAATGGATGGATATTTGGACACAATTATCACATACTGAAGCTAATTGGCAAAAATTAGATAGAATGATAGGAGGGTCATTAAAGGATAGCAATAATCCAAATTATACTAAAGTGTATGTTCCTTTACATTTTTGGTTTTGTCGTAATCCCGGTTTAGCATTACCTTTAGTAGCATTACAATATCACGAAGTTAAAATTAATATTCAATTGAATAATTCATTCTTAGTAACATCTGGTAGTTCATTCACCCCATCAAATGCTCAATTATTATATTGTGATGTTTATGTAGATTATATATATTTAGATACTGATGAACGACGACGTTTTGCTCAAGTATCTCACGAATATTTAATTGAACAAGTTCAATATTCAAATGGTATTAGTATAACACCTAATTCAAGTACTACAAATAAATTATTTTTAAATCATCCTGTAAAAGAAATAGTATGGGTTGCTAAAGATAATAGTGGAACAAGACATCCATTTGATTTTTGGGCTTCTCAAGGTTCATTATTAGATAATACAACTATAGCACAAATTCAGTTGAATGGACAAGACCGTTTTCAACAGAGAGATGGTAGTTATTTCCGTCTTGTTCAACCATATCAACATCATACAGGTGGACATAATCAACAAGCTAGTGATCCATCAACAAATAGTAAGCCATTAGGTGGATTTTATGTATATAGTTTCGCATTAAATCCAGAAGAACATCAACCAAGTGGAACTTGTAATTTTAGTAGAATTGATAATGGAACTTTAGAAATTAATACTGGTTCAAGTGCGAGAGTATTACATTATTACGCAGTAAATTATAATTTGTTAAGAATAATGAGTGGAATGGCGGGCGTCGCATTTTCAAATTAATTTTTGCGTATTTTTAAAATATATATGACGAATATACGTAATATATACTTAAAGATTTCATATATAAAATTGGTTATAGAAACACTCAAAATGGCTAAAAAATCTACTCCTGCTCCACAAGCAACTCCAGCTCAAACCCAACAATCTGCTCCAGCTACTCCAGCTCCAGCACAACAAGCAGCAGCAACAACTACTGCTCCAGAAAAGAAAGCACGTGCTCCTTCAAAGAAGACTGATGCTTCTCCTGCTCCAGCTCAACAAGCAGCACCTGCTACTCCAGCACCAGTACAACAAGCAGCAGCACCAGCTAAAGAAAAGAAGGCTCGTGCTCCTTCAGCAAAGAAGGAAGAATCTACTCAACAAGCAGCAGCACCAACTACTCCTGCTCCACAAGCTTCAGGTGAACAATCACATGAAGAACAACCACAATCAGTTGAAGTTTTATTCCAAACTTTAGTTAGTCAAGCTGAAGCTTTAATGGAAACTCAAAAAACTTGGTTAGCAACCTTACGTCGTGCTGTTAAATGCTATACTCGTGAAAGTCGTGAAATGGCTCGTGCTAATGCTCGCTTAGCTGCTAAACGTGCTCGCCGTCAAAATGGTGGTGATGGTCAAAAGCGTGCTCCATCAGGCTTCCAAATTCCAACAAGTATTTCAGATAATTTATGTGATTTCTTAGGTGTCGCACACGGAACTAAGATGTCTCGTAATGTTGTTACTAAGCAAATTAATAACTACATTCGTGAACATAATTTACAAGTTAAGGAAAATCGTCGTAGTTTTGTCCCAGATACTAAATTAGGTGGTATCTTAGGTAAATTACAAGATGTTGATGCTTCAACTGGTTTCACTTATTTCAACTTACAACGTTATATTTCACGCCACTTCACTTCAAATGCTGCTTCAGCAACTACTGCTAGTTCAGCTCAATAAAATACTCTAATAATCGTATTATATTATTGTATAATTTGATTATTATAAAAAATTTGCAAAAATTTGATTAAAAATTATTTAAAGTTTTATGACGTATTGAAAACAAACAATTAAGATGTCTTCCTTTAACGCAAACAATATGAACACTCAATCCGGAAATATTTATCGTGCTAATAATGTAGATTTTACTAAGTTCACATTTAGCGAACCTGTAGCAAACAAATATGGCGGCCGCTCAAGCCGAGTTAAATACGCTGGTCAAGATTTCTTCATTCAAACTCCTCGTATGAGATTACCTTATGGTCTTGGTAAATGGGTTGATACTACTAATCCAGACAAAGTCAAATATTCTGTTGACTTCTCATTATCAGGTTATAACAAAAATAAACCAGATGAATATAACCCACGCACTGCTGAATTCTTTGATTTCTTAAGTAATCTACAACAATGTATGATAGATAATGGTATTAAAAATGCTATTACTTGGTTTGGCAAGCCAAGTGAAACCGTTCGTAAAAGTATTGAAAATGACCCTGATACTTATATTCGTGATTTAATCAAATATGCTAAAGATAAACAAACTAAACAAGTAACTGATAAATATCCACCAACATTTAAAGCACACGTTGTTACTTGGGAAAATAAATTCATCATTAAAGCTTATGATGAAAGTGGTAAAGAAGTCAATGACTTTGAAACTGCTTTCGTCAAAGGAACTGAAGCTGTTGCTATATTAAAATTAAAAGCTGCTTCATTCCAAGGTAAAAGTGCTGGCTTAAAGTTTGATTTAGTCCAAATTAAACTATATCGTCCAGCTGGTATTCCAGACTATGCTTTCATTGATGATGAAAATGATAGTAAACCAATTCGTAAGACTGCTTCTATGGATGATGAAGATGATAGTGATAGCAAACAAGGTTATTCAAATACTGTAGAAGATAGTGACGATGAACCTGTTCAAGTAAAAGATGAATTAGATGATGATGAAGAAGAAAATGATGAAGAAGAAGATGAAGAAGACGAACGTCCTCCAACTCCTCCTCCAGCAAAGAAAACTACAAAAAAATCAACTGAACAAGTCGCACCTACTAAATCAACTGTTGCTAAAAAGAAATAAATAACACATACGAGTTAATCATATAATATATATTATATCAATAACTCACACAACAATTTTTTATTTTTATATTATATAAATATGGGTAAAAAAATGAAAGGTGGTGATGGTGGTGAAGGAGTTTTATTATTAATAGCCGCATTAATTTTGTATATAGGATATTAAATCGGTAAATTTTTAAAAGAAAAACTAAATGTAAGTACTACAGTAGCGGTTATATTAGCTATAATATCAATATTTGTTATTATATTTTTATCATTTACATTATATATGTGGTATACAAATTCCAATAACAATACAACGGTATCATCTACAACCAT